GAATAGCATAAAATTTTTTCCATTAATTTTCTTCCTCAATGTGCTCAAAAACTATTTCATCTACGATAACGAAATCTTCGTTTTCTAAAAGTGCTTCGTACTCTATATCATCTTTCTTATATTTAACTGTGGAGGCAAATGCACCTAGCTTATCTATAGTGCCAAATACCCCTTCCTCGTTTAGGAATACAACAACTACCCTATCATAATACTCTTTCACTTGGTGCCCCCTCTAGCTCGCATCTTACTCCATATGACTCTATTAACCTTTTTACCTTGTTAACATAATCAATAACCATTTCTTTCTTAGTACCTTCATACTGTAAAAAATTGTCTTCATAAAGTCTTATTGCTAGAAAATCGGGATACATTACTATATCCATTAATAAATCAAAGACTGGTTTGTTTAGATCTCTAACCTTCTGAGCCATTTCTTTTGTATAGAATACTGGCTTATTTGGTTCACCGTTCCACTGATTAATTCCGTGCTTAAAATGATTTTTTTCTTTATCAATAAACATTTTTCTTCTTCAATCTCTTCCATGTTTCTTGATCTTTATGGGTATTACGAGATCTATTTACTGTTCCCGAATTTAAGTAAACTCCGCCCCAAACTCCGTACTCTTCATTTTCAACACCTGAGTCATAACACATCTTAATAACAGGGCAGGAAAGGCAGGCCTCATCTATGCTCTTGGCTACATTAACATCAGATTCATATTTATCATAAAATAAATTTGTATCCATGCCTCTACATAGACCTAAATGCCACCATTCAAAGTCTTCCTGATCAACGCCAAGGCTACTTAAAATATTTGACATAGCGCTTTGGCAGCTTCCATAAACCCTGGTCATTGACAGTAATTGTTTCTGCCAAACCCCATTCTTTTCTGAACATTCCTCTTTTATCTGAGTATCCAGAAGAATTTTTGTTCCATATGACTAGGTCATAATTATTCCAAAATGATTCCTGGGTCTTGGTTTTTGATTTATTTATAAAGACATCTACACCAAAAGATGTAAGGGTTAGCATTTATTTCCTATCAGTATGTCCGCCTGATTGTTATATTAATTATACATCATAAATTAAGGTCTTGTCAATAAGACTTTAGAACTGATGTGTCTCCGCCCTCTTCAATCCAAAGATGCTTGGATGCATTTGGATCGTATATCATTTCCTGTTCTGGCGCTCCATTATCAAATGTGTACCAGATTGGCATAGTGTATCTGAAACCAGATACCACATCTTTAACGTAATGAAGATAGCTATTATTTGCTGGAAAAATTACTAAATCACCTGGCTCTGGCTTAATCTCAACATCGTAATCTGGCCACCCAATTTCTCCACCAACATAATCACTATTAGGATAGATTAAAGCAGTCAAATTTAATTTATAGTAGTTTGATTTCATTAAGGGGTCGCCATTTGGATACTGGCAATCTGAGTGAAGCGCTGAACCCATTTCTTCTCTCCATTTAATAAAGTGAAGCTCTACCCATGGATTTCTTTTAATTTTAATTCCATATTTTTTACAAAAATTCTCTTGTACTAAATCATATATTCGTTTTTCTGACTCAATCATTATTTTTGCAACTTCTTTATCTTCAGAGTATGCATCTTTAAATGAAAGCATTTTTCCACCAGAAAATTCTGGGTCATCCTCATGCTTTCTTAAATAAGACATTACTATAGATAGATCATTCTCATTTAAAAAGTTCTTTACACGAACAATATTTTCTTTAGAGCTACCTATTTTGTCAAAATCCTTTTGATAAAATGACCAGATACTTTCCATTTAATTTCCTCCGATTTTATTTTTAAATAAACTATAGATATCTTCTTGACTATATAGTGAATTACTAATTGGTATAAAGCTACTAAATCCTTGCCGCTCTATTATATCTGAAGTTTCTTTATCCCATGTAGACCAAACTAAATCTATTTCACATATTTTGCAAATTGACTCAAGCATTCTCATAGACTGAGTATAATTTAAAGCAAGCAGCTCCAGTGGTACATTGTTAGGAACAGCCATAGCGTTATGCTCAACACCATCCTCTGATTTAAATTGACGGTACATCTTTGGTTTAAAGGCTGCACCTTCATTCCAAAATCCGTAAGCTCTTATTATTTCTGGCATTAATATAATAATTTTATCTGGCTTACCATATTTATAAATGTATTTAACTAAATTTACAATTATTTTATTGTGGTTGGCTCCTGGGTAAGAAAGAGATCTAAAGCCATTTTTATTTTTAAAAAAATCATTATATATCCTATATGACCAGCTATCAACTAAATCAATATCCATGGGTATAGTCATTTCACATCCAGAAAACAGGATATGCTTATCTTCTTTATCAATCTCATTAAACTCATCACACCTTAATCCATGACTATTTAAAGAGTATGTAGTTTTGCAATCTGGGTGGCCTTCTTGAGACCATGTTGTTGGGGAATCTATCATTGGCTCTATTTGATTCGAAAACCATATGCTGTATGAAGGATGTATTGTTTTTAATTGATCTTTATAGCTTTTCACTATTCCCCTTAAAATATTACTAGCAATACTATTTTACAATAGTACTGCTAGTAATGTCAAATGTTTTATTATTTTTGTGCTATCTTAACTATATTAACCCTTTTGATTTCATCATCTAGATTGAATATATCATGCACATATTCGGACGCATCCTCCTGGTTAAAGGCTTCCACCTCTATTTCAACATCCAATTTAACTTTATATGTGTTCATAGTATTAGTATAGCATTTTTAGGCTTTAGGTGCTCTGGCTGACTTTACTTTATCAGACAATTGACGCTCTTCAACTTCAACATCTGCTACAGTTTTTGCGCCCTTATCTACTGTTGAAAATGCCGCATTAATTTCATCTGTCGTAAGCTTTCCATCATCCATAAAAGCACGAGCAAGCTTTTCTACGACTGCGGCAACTGCTGTTAAGCCAGCAACTGTTATTGCCTTTGCTGTTGAAATTCCTGCGATTGCTCCTGCTCCAATTACTGCCAATCCATTAGCTGCAAATACAGCAACTATTCTCATTAATATATTTTTTACATTCTTTACGCTATTCATCATTTTTCCTCTTTTCTTAATGGTATTGTTATTAGCCAAATAACTGTTGTTGCTAATACAGCAATTCCAACAATATCTCTGGCAGATCCTGTTAATGTCAGCCATGCAATAAAGAAACCAAGGAGAGTAAAGGCTTGTGCAATTACTTCAACTCCAGCATCTTTTAGCCATGTGAAGAATCCCTTCACAACTTTTTTTATTATATTCATATTATCTCCTCATCCCAATCATTACATTAGCAATCTGTGAAACAATGATTACTGGAATAATAACTTCCTGGGCTTTCTCTCTTTGATCGGCTGTCATATCCATACCTAATTCAGAAAAATTAGATAGGAGTTCTAATGGGTCCACCGCAAATACTGCACCAAGTGGGTCTGCTAAAAATGCTTCTGTTTGGACTTCTGTTACCGCATCCGCTAGTGTAAATGGCATTGGAGTCTCGCCTGCAGTTTCTGCTCTATCACTAAACTCAACAAATGCCTCTGCAAGTGCTGGATTAGATTTCATCTGCTCGGCAATTTGTGCAACCTCTGAAGGTCTAATGCCAAGATCATTTGCTACCTCTGCTTTTGCTTCTTGTGTCAGTGCTCTAAGTGTTTGGCTAACTGCTGTTATTTGCTCAGCAGAAAGAGTAACTAATTTATTATCTTTGCTTGTAAGGTTAGCAATAACATTAGATAAATCCTCTTCTGTTCCCGTTCCTTTTTCAGGAACAAGTTCTGCTAAAACTTCATCAGTAATTTCTACATCTGGTTCATTCCAGGGGTTCTCTTCAGGTTCTGGATCTGGTCCAGGTTCTGGTGAAGGTTCTGGGGCAGGCTCTTCAGTTGGTTCTGGAGTTGGTTCAGGAGTAGGTGGTTCCTCTGGGGTAGGTTCAGGTGTAGGCTGGTCTGTAGGGTCTACTGTAGGCTCTGGAGAAGGCTCTGGCGTTGGAGGCTCTTCTGCTGTAGGCTCAGGACTTGGCTCAGGAGTTGGTGGCTCCTCAGCAGTTGGTTCTGGGCTTGGCTCAGGAGTTGGTGGCTCCTCAGCAGTTGGCTCAGGACTTGGCTCTGGGGTAGGCTGATTGGCTGCAGCATTGGCTGCTGCTTGTGCAATAGCAGCATTAAGTTCTCTTTGTGATTGTTCGTCATAGTAACGCCATGCGTCATCAATTGCACTGTTAACATTATTAATTGCTTGATCGTATGCATCCTCAGCATTGTTTTTATTTTGTAATGCTGTTGCAACATTTAAAACTGAGTTATTATACTCAGTTGTTTTATTATTTAATGTTTGATTGTAACCATTTAATGTTGAAACTGATTGATTGTAAGCATTTAATTTAACATTGTATGCATCTTGTGCTGAGTTATTTGCAGCAAGTGCACTGTTGTATTCGTTGGTTTGTTCTTGGGTTATTCCAGATCCAGAAGAAAATGTATTTAAATTACAACTAAAGTTTTGTCCCCATACTCTTGGATCTCCAGCATAGTCACAGCCTGCTCCAGTCATTCCGCCAGGAATTGTCCATCCAAG